ATGGCCTCCGGCCAGCTTCCAGCACCTGTGTGTGCCGTTGTGGCCGTGACGCCAATGCTTATCAGCGCGTCTGCGGCCTTCTCGCCCTCCACCACATAGATGATCCTGCCTGCGGTCTTCGAGTCCAGCAATTCGGGTAACTTGTAGGGGACTATTCTGGCGTCTCCAAGGGTTGGATGTCTGCGGCCATCAGGGTCCACCTTGTACAGCCTGTAGGTTTTGCCCGACTCGCCAATCTTCATGCGCTGCTTGACGAACACCGTGGTGCGGTCCTCGTCTTGGTATTCCCACTCTTGGTCGAACTTGATTTGCGGCAATGGCTTGATGTTGGCCAGCGGGTCTGGCCTCTCTTCCAGCTCTGGCAGCAGTCTCATGTCCTTGATGGTGTTGAAGACGTCTTCCTGTGTGCACCCACCGTGGCAGTGGAACAAGGGTTTGCCGTCATCGTTGATGCTGATGCTGAGTGAGGGATTCTTGTCTCCATTGCCCTTGCCGTGGCCTGGTACTGGACAGCTTGCTACCCACTGGCCGTTGGCTTTCTTTGCGTTGCCGAGCTGCTTGGCTATTTGTTCTGCTTGCATATTGCCTCAACTTGTTTGATGCGTTGCCCAATCCATGCCATGACAGGCACTGCCATGCTGTTGCCCAATGCCTTGTAGCGTGGGCCATCAGGCGTTGGCTTGTTCTTTGATTTGATGTCGGTGTAGCTGTCAGGGAATCCTTGCAATCTCTCGCATTCCACTGGCGTGAGACGGCGTACTGCCATGGATTGAAAAATGTTTGGTACATGGTGATAGTCCTGACCTGTATCAATGGTCTTTGAAACATCGCCAGTGACATCATTGTTATATGCGTCAAAGCCAATGGGTTGCAGTATTGCCGTGCCACCTTGATGCATTGCAGGATTACTTGCTGACGCATCCAAAGTCTTTGTGGCATCAGCATCGGTGATATGAATGTCTTCTTTCAACGCACCTTTACCTGGTGATATGTTGTAGGCCATGGGTTGCGCTATTGCTGGTGGATGAGCTCCTGCCGCCAATGGGTGACATGGGTCACCTGACTTTGGGTTGTTGCCGTTTTGCGGTGAGGTTATTTGCGTTGTGTCAAATGGAATGGGTTGCGCCACACCATGCACACCTGTGGCATTAAGCGTGTACATTGGGCCGCCATTAGTAAACCCATCGCCGTTGCCGCCATTTTGTGGTTGCCGTCCAATGGTGTTCTCTGCAAGGGCAATGGGCAACAAGGTAGCTGTTTCTGGATCTTGGTTTTGACCGCCAGCACCCCTTGCTGTCAAACATTTGCTGACAACCATCGCCTCGCACTCTACTCTGTCATTTCCTGTGCGGCTGAAAGGAGGGCCTGTTGTAACGCTGGGGGCAATTGCTTGCCCCTTTTCTCTGCTCGGCGCAGGATTCCCTGACAGGCTGTGGCGCTCAAAAAGTACCGCTGCGGCAAGTCGCCAGTCTCCAAGGTATCCGACAACGAACACACGGCGGCGGCGCTGTGCCACTCCGAAGTACTGAGCGTCAAGAACCCTGTAGGCGAACCCATACCCGAGTTCGCCCAGCGCCCCGAGGAAGACTCCAAAATCTTTTCCTCCGTTAGATGACAAGACGCCGGGGACGTTCTCCCAAACAATCCACTTGGGTTTGTATTTGTCAGCAATGGCAAGATAGGTAAGCATGAGGTTGCCACGAGGGTCATCCAATCCTTTTCTGAGTCCTGCGACTGAGAATGATTGGCAGGGTGTTCCTCCAACGAGAAGATCGACATTTGATTCAATTGACCACTCCTTAAATTTCGTCATGTCGCCAAGGTTTGGCGTTGATGGATAGTGATGTGCCAGCACCTCTGATGGGAATCTCTCGATCTCCGAATAGGCCACAGCCTCCCAGCCAAGGGGATGCCATGCCACTGTTGCCGCCTCAATACCACTGCAAAGTGATAGATATTTCATGTTGTGTTTTTTATGAGGAAAAAAAAGCCGAGGCTGTTACACCTCGGCACTTGACTGATGTCAGTTAAAACATTTCGTCTTCACTGGCGGCCACAGCAGCCGCCGCAGGCGTTGGCTTTAGTACAGGCGCAACAAATGGCGCAGGAGCTGGCGCCGCAGCCTGTGCCACAAACTCGGCATCAGACTGGTCCATACCGGCAGGCTTGTCAATCCACGACACCAAGTTGAATGCTGGGATGCGTGTAGTGCCCTTGCCGATCTTCTCCAGCTTTGAGCCGGTGTACTCCAGCACTGGCATCTTTCCAGGATTGGCTGCACGCTGTGCCGCGCAGGCCGTGTACATCTGCTCAAGGCCCATGTTGGGGCCGACACCGTTAGAAGACCACTCGACTGTGCCGATCTCCTTGTTGTAGAACTTGACGATGAAACCGCGCTTGTGTTCGGGGGACGGCTGTGGACCCTTACGGCCAAGCTCGGCGTCAGCATTCCACTCGCGCACACCGACACCCAGCAACAGCCAGCCTGTTTGCACTGCGTCGATGTCGAAGACTACCTTCTTGAGTTGGATTTCCTCGCCAAGGTTGTTGGTCCAAGCGTTTGCTTGGGGTGAAAAGCGGATGTAGTTGCCAGAGCCGCCACCAGAAGATAAATTTAGCATTTGCGTTTCGCTTTCAAAAGTTACAGGGGTTGCATTATTGACTCAAGCCGCGATCTCTCGCAAGCGTCAAGCCACTTGATACCTTGGCCGTGAGATCGTCCAAGATAACTCTTTGATCCTTTGGAAGCAGTTTCTCTGCCGCCGCTGGAGTAATTAGGTTTGATTCAAATATGTCGACATCGGATAAACCCGCAGCGATCAATTCGGCACGCGCATTGGATTCATCAAGCCACTTACGGCTGGCGCGTTTGGGTTGCAACTGCCAGCCAGGCACGACCATGCCGTCCTTCTCCATGGCTGACATTGCATGATCACGCACCGCGTCAATAAACTTCTCCACCATCGGTGCACGGTCCAAGATGTCGCTGATCTGCTGTGGTGTCAGCGCCAGCATCACTTGTTTGACGTCATCTTTCTTAAGTGCTGTGATGTCTGGCTGTGCCGCCACCACGTCAAATGAAGCCTTCTGTGCACTGCAAATAGTCTTGGCGGGACACCACTGACAGGCTGACTCTGATGGCGCGTAGCGAGGAGCCTGGCTCACAGCATCTTCAATGGCGGGCAGCATGACCTGCGTCTCCCACACGCCCAGCTCGTCAGCACTCATGCGGTGGATGCGCTTGTCGCCATGGTGTGGCTGGATGATCTGGAACTCGACCTCTTTGACGCGCAAGTTGTTTGCTTTCATCGCGCCCAATGCATATATTTTCATTTGCTCAGAATCGGCGTCCACATAACCACGGCCCGTCTTCAGATCCGCGATGGTGAGCTTCTCTTTGGTGATGGACCAGCCAACCACGTCAGCAGTGCCTTGCAGGCTGAATTGGGGTGTGTCGTACAGCTTGAACAACTGCTCCACCTTGACGTGCCCCAGCTCGTCTTGGATGGCCCAAATGGCTTGCAGGTGCTCCAAGGCGAACTCGCAGTTCTCCTCTGTCATGGTGATGCCCTCGACCTGCTGGCCGACAAACTTCATGGGGTCGGTGTCAAGCTGGAAGCAGGTTTCGGCCAGCGCGTGAATGGCTGTGCCAATCTTGGCGGCCTCCCCACTCTCTTGGTAGGGCACAAGCGTTGAGAGCCGCGCAGAGGCTGGGCAGGCGATCCAACGCGAGGCAGAGGATGGCCGCAGTTTCAGTTGTTTCATTCTTGGTCTTCGTTAATGTTGTTGTTGATGAGCAGGACATAGGCGATCTTTCGCACCTCGTTGCTAGCTGCGTGCCCCAAGTCTTCGGGGTCCAGCAAGCGCTTTAAGAAGACGATGTGCTGCTGGTTGAGCTTGCGTTGTCTCTCCAGCTCTGTACCGAGCCAGATGATGTGCTCACGCATGGTGGCGCGTTCTTTGTCATCCATAGTGCTTGCCCCAATATGCGATGAGACTGGCGTCAGATCTGCCGTCATCTTTAACGCGCTTGAAGTCAGCCTGGTTGTCGGGAAACAATTCCATGGCGCGTTGGCGGCTGGCATCTTTGCCAGCGCCTCGGTGCACGGCCTTCACCCAAGTGGCTGGCGCCACATAGGTCACAGGCAGTTTGAATGCGGCCAAGATGCCCTCGATCATGCCGAATGAACGGCCAAAGCTGAAGACGCTGGTGACACCCTGACCAGCCATGGCGCTGACCTTTTCTACGAAGACGTGGCAGTCATCAGACTTGGCGGTCTTGAGTATCTGCACCAGCTCGCTGGCCGATACCTGGCGTTTGGCTTTGCCGTTGCGTTCTACAGTAATGGTGGGCATGTCAAAGACGGTGAGGCTGTCAGTGCCGTTGATCACCGCAATGGCGCCTGAGAGACCTGGATCTATGCCTATGACTCTCATTTGACGGCATCTTCCATGGCTTGGTTGATGACCTTCAGACGCGCCGAGATGAGTGCATCTGCGGCTTGGTCCAGCTTGATGACGCTGCCGTAGAGTGGCTCTGTGATGCCGTTAAGCCAGCGCGAGACTTG